TAAACAGTCAATGAACTAGCACCATCATTGATTACTACCATCATCGCGCCAGCTTCCGCAGGGGGAAGTTTAACGCCAGTAGAAGCAGCAGTCGTTGATACGCGATTTACAACAGCAGACAAAGCAAGAGCATCACCCGCAGCCGATCCAGTGGCCGTCAACGTATTTGCAACATCGCCGCAAATAGCAGTTGTCGTACCGCCAGATGTACCTGCGCCTAAGACACGCGAAGGAAACGCCATATATATCTCCTAAAGAAAGGGGGCAGCGAACCGCCCCCTAGATTTACATTACAACGGAGAAGTGGTCTTGCGTACCCAGCCGTATTCACCGCTTGCAAATGCCGTATCTGCGGTATAACTACCGGCAGCATCGGTCAAATTGAAAGAGGCATCTACAGTACAAGTACCAGTAGCCACAGCTTCAGTTGCTTTGACATATACCCAAGTGTCGTTCTGATTGCCGAGATTAGGCGTACCAACGGCCACTACTGGAGTAGTGTCTTTAGCAGCGAAATTCGGAGCAGCATAATTAAGAATACCAAATGTGCTTGCCATGATATTTATCTCCTATTAAGCACTCAGGATGCCGCAGAATTGCGGGCCTGAAGAAGTTAAATTACCGGCCCAACCAATCAGCTTCACAATCGCGTCTTGGTTTACTGCTTGACGTTCGCCACCGATCGGCACGAAGTTACGATCTTTGTGTGGACGGAACATCAGGTACTTGGTGTTCAGGAAGTACATGCGGTTAGCATTACCCGAACCACCATCATAAGTGCTGGAACCGATACCACCGTCCAGTACAACGTCAGAAGCCATACCAGCACCGAAGTACTTGAGGCTTGCAAAACCAGCACCAGCAGCAGCACTGCCTTCGCTAGAAATACGTTGAATGGCCTGCAGTGATTGCAGATACAAACGGTAATAGTTGCTGTCAGCAACGATCAAGTCAGGTTTGTCAGTACCGCGAACCAACTGAACGGCTACAGTGTCCATGTACTGTTGAATGTTGCTTGCAGAAACAGCAGCACCGCCATCGGACACGCCAGAGTAAGCATAGTTACGCCAGAAAGACCAAGTAGCACGGTTAATACCACCGTAAGTGCCGCTGGCCGGAGAAGCAGAAACCGCAGCTTTAAGACCAGTCAGGTTCTTACCGCTGTTGCCAGTACCGTCACCATACAGGTCACCGCTGATGCGGTTAGCAAGTTGGGCTTCGGCTACTTGCATACGGCCATCGAGCAGGTCGATGATCGCTTCTTTACCGCTGTTCTGGATCATTTCCAGACCAGAGATAGACACAGCAGCAGCGTACTGAGCAATGCTGAACTGAGCAGCAGAGATCGGGCTGTTCTGACCTACGTTCAACACTTCATAGCCAGAGTAGCTGTTGGTGTTGTTGGTGGTGCTGTCGTTGTACATGATTTCTTGCAAAATCACGTTACCGCCTGAGAATGTTTTTACATTCCCACGCTCTTTTAAGCGGCGAAGCAACGCATTGTTGTTCGTCACGTTGTCAGCGAGTTCACCAGAGCGGCTTTGAATGTTAGTCGCAATGATGTCGCTGATTGAGGAATTGGCAAATGCCATGAAAGTCTCCTAATCAGGTTGGTTAAACACGGCTACTGATCTCTCCGAATTGTTCTTCGAGTAGTGACCGCCTATCTTGCGCTTTGGATGCCGTTGTCGCTCCGGGTGTGGAACTTCTGACGCTGACCGCAGCAGCACGAGCAGCTTTCGCCGCCCGATTAGCCTCCATACTTCTCTGTTGCTGCACCTTCGCATTGTGTTGCTGTTGTACAGTTTCAAAGAGTTCTGGAGTCAATCTAATGGCTTTATCATAAGCCTCATCTAAAGTCTGCGCTAGTCCCACATTTAATAGCTGAATCATCGCAGGACGCGCTTCTTCAAAGTACTCCGCTTTAGATGCAAAGTTGTTAATCTCGCCTAACAACACTTGGTTTTGTTGTTGTTCTTGCATTTCTTTCCATGAGCCTATCTCACCACGAATTTTGTTCAGTTCGTTTTGCAGTGAGTACACAGTGTTATCTACTGGAGCCATTGGCTGATTGCCAAGGTTAATCCCATAAGATTGTGCAAGCTGCATAAAGTACTGCATACGCTGATCTGGTGATGAATTACGCAGAGTGTGATCTGCTTCCATCAGTGCCTTAACAGCTTGTGTCGGTTCAATACCTAATCCACGAATAGTGTTCATGTAGGGCTGAATCACTTCGTGCATCTGGTCGGCAAACTGTGCTTTTTGAATCAGCGGCTCAACACCTGCCCGCATTTGTTCTTCACGCTGCCAGGCATATTCTTGCAATCGAGGATCAGCAGTTTTCCACGCTTCGTGATAATCCTTTTTCCAGCTTGCAGGTGGACGCTTCCAGATTGGTTCTTCTTCTTGTTTAACTTCTGGTGTTTCAGCAGGTGCTTGCTCAGTAGCAAACCGACCAGCTTCATCCCGTACACGCTCGGACTTAACAACTTCTGGCGTTTCTGCCATTTCGTTGTTTTCGATTTCGGTAAACTGTTCCTCTAACAGATTCTTTCTTGCGTCTGAATCCACTGCGTTAATATCGTCAATCGCCATCGCTATCTCCTGCTGTAGTTTGTGAAGCGTATATGGTCACGGATTTGGTCGAGAATCTTGTTAGCATCTCGGTCGGTCATGTTGTGAAGTTGGTCACGCAGGATTTCCTTGCGTTGGCTGTTGACTAGTTTTGTCTCACGCTTAGGCGCAAATTCCTCGTTGCCAATCTCAAAGCAGTTGTTCTCTTTAAGATGCCGTTTGTGCTTAGTGCGGCTGTCAATCATTCGCCCGTCAATCATTGACTTGTAGGGCTTAATTTCGTCTTGGATAACGTAATGGTGGTTACGCGCTACGGACGATGGTTTCTCCACCATCTCGCCATCAACCCAGATGTAGGTTCGTTTCATAGTAGTAACAGGACTTCCTCATCGTCTAACTCTTGATATTCGCGATAAAGTTTTTGTACTGTGTCTAAACTGCTTAACAGTTTGTCGTAATCTATTACTGGCGTGACGGTAGCAGTCTTAACGTCCTCTGTCACGACCATGAACGGAGCAACGATTTCTTCTGCTATTCGTGGCTTGCCTTCAACCAATTCTTCGTAGATCGCCTTAAGTTCGGCTTTCTTCTTGTTCTTGGCTTCTATTTCTTCCTGATAGCGTTTCTTGCGTTTTTCTTCACCGTCATGCGTGTCGATAACAACGACAGGCGTAGGTGCGGCTGCAATGCTAAGACTACAGAATGGTAGTTCAGCAAATGCGCCAAAACCAAACATTAGTTAGCCCAAGGCAACGCTGGTGTAAGTATTGGTGGGGTGACCTGTGCGTCAATCATTGCTTGGATTTCAGCTTCAGTATCGGCTTTAACCGTTCCTTGCTCAAATACCCATTCCAATGCTTCTGCTTCGGTCAAATCGGCATACAGCACATAGTGATGGGCTGGATTGTATGGGATAACAGTATTGCGACATAAAGTTGCAATATAAGTATTGCCATTTACATCTTGCGAACCAATACACTCCCAGTACACGACAGACACCATATCATCGTGTCCGTCTACTAGCCGATTTTCTACGCCAAGTTCGGTGACGTGCCATGTAATTGTTGCGGTCATTAGTAATCACTCTCTACATAAATTTTGGCAACGCCAAGTGTAATTGAGTTGGCAGGTGTTAATGCTGCATTACTCGCTAAAACGTATGGATATTGTAATTGGGTATTTGTTGGCAAGTTTGCCGTAGCCGTACCAGATGCCGATGTGCCAGCGTTAATATCTACAATCTGCCATGTATATTGGCTGGAATTTGGCGAACAATAGATATACAAGTCATATCCTTTGTTAGATGTAATCGTATACCCAGTGCTTGCTTTTGTTGCGGCAGTGCCACGAGTTAAAAACGATATTGCGCCATTGTCGGCTGCGTCTACGCAAAAACCAACAGTCTGGTTTACTGTGGATGGATCAGCAGAAGCAACAGTTGTGGCTACTGATAGCCCAGCAAAGAATCTACCGCCATTTGTCCATACATCAAATCCGCATCGAGCGTGATAAAAAAATCCACCTTGTCCTGCAACACTTCCTCGAAAAAAACCAGTTTGTGCCGCCGTGACTCCCAAAATCTGATTTGTAGTGGTAATAACATTTGAATAAGTGGATCGTTTTATTGTCTGATATTTTGTTGCACCGACAGTAGGTGAAACAATAGCAAATGTACCGTTACCTGTGCCACCTACACCAAGCCAAAAACCATTTGTGCTAGTTGCATTTGTCCATAAATAGAAATTTTTATTCCACAATGCCGACTGCAAACCAAAAGGCGTATTCAATGCGTTACGGGCGGCAAGTGTTGGATACCCGCCAAAGGTTTTAGCGTAAAACGCTACGTTGCCATTAGATGGTGCAGATGGATCAGTAATCGCGGTGATTGTTTCTGCGCCAGTTCTAGTGATTGTTGTAAATGCACCTGAGTTTGGAGTTGTATTACCAATAGCCGGGGGCGAACCAAAATCAAGCCAACTTAAATTACCAGAGCCATCAGTCTTTAGTACTTGGTTGTTTGATCCGGCTGAAGTTGGGAGGGTTAAAGTAAAAGAACTTGCTAATGATGTTGAGGATTGAATTTTTATAGATTCTGTATTTGTTGAATCATAAAGACGGATAAAGCCGCTTAATGTTCCGTCACCANAAGAAACGTATCCTATTGCTGTTGCTGTTGTATTTATAGTAAGAACACCACCAGTAATACTAAGTCCACCGGGAAAAGCCACTGGATAAACATTACTATATATATCTGCGCCGTAAATGTTCAGATAATCATATCCATCGCCGCCGTCCTGCATCTGAATGACACCATAGATGTCATTACCAAGATTTATCCTTTCTGGTAATTTAATATCAGTATTAGCCGTTACCGTAGTACCAGTAATAGCATTAGGCGTAGTGCCGCCGATGGCTGGTGGTGAGGCAAAGCCTTCTGCTGGCAGTGTGACAAATACATCTTTAATGTTCGAGCCGAAATTAACTAAGTTGTTGCTGTTGGACGATTCATACACAGTATCCCGTGATAATTGATTTGGCGCAGTATAAGTACCTAGCCCCACTTCCCAGTTAGCCCCTGATTGGTCGGCAATTGTGTAATAGGTCGTGTTACCTGTCCCAATAACAGTAAAGTCTTGGAATCCCGTAACCGATCCTGACAGCGTAATCGTTCCCGTTCCGGCTGTCGTTGATGTTTGCCGTACACGGTCTTTAATTACCAAAGCCATTACATTACCTCAGTAGAAACTACTTCGACTCCAGCAGCACGACCGTCTGGCCCACGAATGATGCGCTTCGGTGCTTTCATTGTGTTCATCAATTCGCCTAATTGATTCAATGTCGCACCGTGCATCTGCGTTGTGTTGTCGTGAAGTGCTGTCATGTGGTTAATAGCTGCTGCAACGGTGTTGCCCAAATCTTCCACTGCCTTCTCAACAATCGGGGTCTGATCTTCAAGCATTGTGATGTCAACACCGGGATTTGCACCGATACGCGCCACAAGTATCTTTGTAGCAGCATCCAATTCAGCTTTCCAGCGATCAAACTGTTCTTGCTGTGCAATCTCCATAGCCTTGAGTTGCTGCTCTTGCTGCTGTCGAGCAGATTCCATCTCAGCTTTTTGCGCTTCAATCTGTTGTTCGGCTTGTAGCTTCATTTGCTCAATCTGCATATTGGCTTGCATCTTAGCCTGTTCAAGCTGCATTTGAGCCTGTAACTTCGCCTGTTCAGCCTGCTGTTCGGCTTGAGCCTGTTGTTGTTCTGCGCTTGGCCCTTGCTGACCCTGACCTTGCTGATACTGTTGCAGGGCTTGATCCAATACACCTTCAAGCTGCTTGGCTTGCTTAAACGCACCCACGCCAAATTTCATGATCTCAACCATCAATGGCGCAATCTGTGGTGTCTGCTGAACTGCTGGCATGGTTTGCTGCATAAACCCACCAAAGGCTTGCAGGAATTCCATACGGTCTTGCTTTAACTGTTGTTCGTCTAATTGTACAAGTGTGTCAGCAGCAACTTCTACACGAAAATTGCGTAGCGGCTTGTCTTGTAGCAATTGAAGTGCTTGTGGGATCAACTGCTGGTCGGCAGGTTGCATCTGTTCGGCAGCGGCATAAGCCAATATCGTCTGTGGCTGGAACTTAGTACAAATGATCTGCGCTTTAAGACGGATAATCTCGCTGGCAAACAGTGCCACATCTTCCTGCATGGCTCGTAACCGTAGCCCGGCGTACTGACCCTTAATCTGTTGTGCAGTAGCCGTCTCGGAGGCGTAACTCGCACCGCGAATAATGTCGCTGATGCCAGTGATCTCATAAATCTGTGCCTTGATGTCGGAACGGGCCTGATAGCACTGATTCAATGCCATTGCTAGCGTGTCGATAGGTAACAGGTCGATAGAACCTTTCAAGCCACCCTTTTCGCCAAATGCCAGCCACTTATCTACAGGAATAAGCGAATTGTTATCGCCTTCTGTCAGCAAACGTTGAAGTGCTGGTTGTGATGCGTCATACACGCCACGCACTCGCAGTGACTTGACCAGACCGTCAATTCGGTCAGACAGAATATCAAGTTCTTGGGCTTGATCTTGGTACAGGGTGAAGTCTGGTACTGGGATCAGGTTATCGCTTGTTGTGGTGGCGTATAGCGGCTTAGGGCATGGGAAAAAACCCTCTAAACCTAGCGGGTCTTCACGCACATCAATAAAGTCAGGGACAGACTTGCTGAACCAGTACACCTTGAGTGTTTCTTTGTCCCACAGTTCGCATATCTTGGCACGGTTCTGCGACTTCTTAGACTCGTTATAAGCGTTTAGCGGTTCAGGGCCTTGGTCTAGCGGTATGCGCTTGGCCTTTTCTTCACCAAAGCGTTCTACAAGAGCGTCATAGCCCATGAACACCCAACGCCATACGCAGGTCACTTCGTCCCATGTACGGGCTTGAGAATGTCCAAAGTCACGCCAGTGGACGTAATCAACTACTGCGCATTCGTAGTCAATCTCCTCTGGCATCTCCATTTCGGCGGATTCGCCAGCTTCGATCTTATCGGTGATCTCTAACCCGTCATCAGGCATTTCCTGAGTGCGTACATGCGGCTCGTATCTAGCCCATGCCACACCACGACCGCCGAGGAAACGATCCTCAACAGCGTGTTTCATCGCAGCACGGAAATCTGGGTAATGCTCTATCTCAAAGTCGATAGCACGTTCCAGCAACAAACCAGCCACACGGCTGACAGGATCGATGTCACCGAATCGCCGGGATACATCTGCTTTAGGTAACTTGGAATAGACCGCTGGGATTAGCGTCTGAACATTAGACCATAAGATATTGAACTTAGCCGTTTCATTACCGGATTGGCCACGAGTGTCATCACGATAGCGTTTAAGAATCTTCTTAACACGCGATAACCATTTAGCAAACTCGTTTTCGTACCCGCCCACAGTGGACAGGTACTTTTCCAAACCAGTAGAACGGATAGGTTCCATAATTATTTAGCTTCTAATGTCTTTTTCAGCATTGTGATAAATGCTTCACGACCAACCTGAATCTGATCCATATTGAAACGCATCGAGGCCAGCTTACGGTCTAAGTCACCGATGTGCTGCACCATCAATTGCTGTTCTTGAGTCAAATCTTCGATGTTGTGTTCTACGCCGTCCA